TCTGTGCTAAGTATCCTCGATATGTCATTGATTACGTTGGAGACCACACTCCTCGTCCTGAAGTGGAGCCTCAGCCACTCTATGAATGGCAACAGGATCTCTACGACTATCTTAAACTCCCTCCCTCTGATCGTGAAATCATTTTTGTCGTCGACAAAACGGGCAATCGCGGCAAGACGTGGTTTGCCAAATACTACTGCCAGCTTCACGAAAACGCTCAGTTTATGGAACCGTCTAAGAAAGCTGATATGGCGATGGCTCTTCAAGATGATCTCCGGGTCCTTTTCGTTAATGTTACACGACAGCAACAGGACCATTTTCAGTATTCCTTCTTCGAAGCTCTTAAGGATGGAATGGTCTTCAGTCCCAAGTATGAGTCCCGAATGCGATATTTCAAGCCTGTCCACGTCGTCGTGATGATGAATCAGGAACCTGATATGAAGTTACTATCGGCAGATCGTTACAAACTCGTAGAGCTAAATTAATTAAAGAATCTATCCAACATCAAAATGCTTAGGTCAGGGGAGCGGAGCGGACCGCAGCCGTGTCTAAGTCTTGCTCTTATTTTTCACTCCAGTAGATAGTGTTTCTTCCGTGGAAGCAGAGCACATCGTTATCTGCGGCTTGTGGGAAGTATGCCTGATGTGTCGTTTGGCACCACCAGAAGCATACAATCGGATAGACTGGTTTGCTCGAATTTGACAATTCGAATTTCATATTTGCGTTGAGTTTTAAATATTTTGAAAACTTCCACGTGTTGTCTGTCGTTTTCATGATCTCCATCAACCCTCCTCCGTTCTCGTTGTACGCTACTGGTTGCGTATGTGACGCAGTCCATGCATATGGTTGCGCTTGTGCTTCCAATGTGACTGAATGTCTCCACAGTACGTTGTAATTTTCCTTGGTCTCTTTGCTGAATGCCAAGTCGTAGTCCCAGTCTACTACGTTATTCAGAAAGTCTTTAGATGTGTCAGGTGTGTTCTCTTTGTTGGAAACCCAGAAGTTTGGTTTTACTGTACTCCATGATGCTAGTGCGCTAGGATTTTTGAGTTGGGCACACACGAAGTGTAACCGCACTGGTACTTTCCAGCATGTTTCAAACAATCCCTGTAAGTGAATCCCGGCTACCTTGATGACTGACTTAGTTCTGTTTCCGGGTTTGTTGTCCACTGTTGTTGCGCTTGCTCCCACGACTCCCGATGAGACCTGTGCGTTTGGGAATGTAATGTCAAACCCTCCCATTGACTGTTGTCGCACAGTCTGTCCGCTGACATCAGTTGAATGTACGTTGTAGTTCGAAATCGTCGGTTTTTCGAGCTTGCTTGCCAGGCTTTTCTTGGTGCTTCGTCTCCGTCTGAACTGCGCTTGTATTTTTCGAGCAGCAGTAGACCGCGAATATTTGGCGCGCTTTCGCGTGGATCGACTCCGTGAACGAGATCTTTTTTGAATCATGATTCAATTTTCTCGGCATCAAATTTATGAGCTCTCAAAAACTCCAGGACTGATGTATTGGCATCAAGTTTCAATCTTGGATCAAAGAGGAGGGGGACAGTATTACCCCCTCCTTGATCCCTGATCCCTCTCATAAATCTCAATCATGTCTTCTGCAAAACACTGGTACTTTACTCTTAACAACTTTGAAGATGCCGACTTGCTCAGGTTACGCTCAGTCTATGCGCAAGGGAAGATTGTGTTCATCGTATGGTCACAAGAAGTCGCTCCCGAAACTGGTACGCCCCATCTCCAAGGTTACATCTCTTTTAAAAAGCAAACAAAGCTCGGCCCCGCTAAAAAGGTGGTTGGCGACAGCGCCCATCTTGAAGTTTGTAAAGGTAGTCCCCAAGAAAACTACGCCTACTGCACTAAAGGTGGAGTTGGTATAGAAGAGTTCGGTACACTCCCTGCCTCTAAAGGTTCCCGTTCTGATCTTTCTGATTTCCAAGATGCAGTCAAATCCGGTGTTCTCGACAAGAAGCGACTCCGTGAAGAGTTCCCCGATATCTGTGCTAAGTATCCTCGATATGTCATTGATTACGTTGGAGACCACACTCCTCGTCCTGAAGTGGAGCCTCAGCCACTCTATGAATGGCAACAGGATCTCTACGACTATCTTAAACTCCC